TCAGATCAGTCGGTAGCGCCCGACAATCCGCCGCTCCCAGGGCGCGGTCAGCGCCGATTCCACCACCCCGTGCCCGCTGTAGGCGTGAATAAAACTCCCCGAGGCCCCGAGGCCCGCGCGAAAGCCCAGATGTTTGGCGATCGATCCCTCAAACATCCGAAACAACAGCACCTCCCCCGGCAGTTCCGGGGCCTCGGGCGGCAGCGGGGTCAGATAAAGCTCCGCCGCCGCCATCAGAACCTCGCGCCGCCCCGCCTCTGCCCAATCCGCGCTATAGGGCGGCACGGCGCAGGGTTCGCCCCCGCGCAGACCCCGCCAGACCCCGCGCAAAAGCCCAAGGCAGTCACAGCCCACGCCGCGCTTTGAGGCCTGATGCAGATAGGGCGTGCCCAGCCAGAGTCGCGCTTCGGCCAGAACCGCCGCGCCACTCATATCCGCCGCCCCGGCACCGCCGTCAGCCAGTCCTCTGACGGCAGATGCGGAAAGCCGCGATAATTCAGAAAATTGGCGAATTTGCCCCGACAGGTCGGCGCCTGACGGTCACAGCCCGCGGTCAGCGCCAGAAGGTCGCCCGGCGCGATCTCAGCCGCCAGCCGGTCCCAAAGCTCCACCTCACGCGCCGTGGCGGTCTGGCGATCATTGCGGATCATCCCGCAAAGCCCCGCCCCCGCGCCGCTCAGCACATGCAGCGTCCCGCGCTCAAACCAGCGGTCCTCAAAGCCCTGAGCCGGAAAAACAAAAATCCGGCCCTCCCGGATCTCCCCGGCGGAAAGCTCCAGCCGATAAGCGGGGCTGCTCAGATCCACCCGGCACTGCGCATCGCCTAAGACAGCGGTGCAACTGCGCTGATAAATGCGGTCCTGCACCTGAGACAAAGCCTCACTCAGCCCGCGCAACTCTGCCCGAAAAGCCCCGTCGGCGCGGGAAATCTCGCCCAGAGTGCCCGCAAAGAGCACCTGCCGCTCTGCCACCCGGCGCCAGTTGACCAGCAGCACCTCAACGCGCGCACCGTCATAGCGCCCCGCCCGCAGATCACCTTCAGACAGCGCCGCTGACTGCAGCGCCCCCAGCGCCTCGCTGTTATCGGCCGACAGCCCCGTGGTGCGGCTCAGCGCCCGCGCGGTCATGCCTGAGGCCGCCTCATAGCGGCAGCCGTCGAACTCCAGATCGCGGTCATGATCGGTAAAGCCCAGCACCCGCCCGTCGCGCCGCGTGATCCGCCAGCAGCGCGCCAGCGTGGTGCAGCCCCCCTCCAGATGCGCCCTAAGCCCGCTCACAGCCGGATCTCCACCACCGGCACCATCGGCAGATCGCCCGCCTGGAAAGAGGCCACCGAGACCTGAATCACATCGGTGTCAAAGCGCACCGGCACGTCAAATTCAAAGCCCGCCCGCACCTCTGCCCCTTCCGGCACGGGATCCGCAAAGGTAATCACGCCGCGCTCGTAATCGGCCTCCCAGTCGATGCCCTCGCGCAGCGGCTTTGCGGCCAGCGCCACCTGCAAGGTGCCGCGCACCGGCTTCACGATCGCCCGCCAATGCGCCTGCGCCCCCGAGGCATAGACCTTGCGCAGCGCAAAGTCGCGGCCCAGCCCGTCGCCCTGCCCCAGAAGCTGGTCGAGCGGCGTCACCGCAGCAGAGGGGGCGCAGGATTTGAAATCCGCCCAGTCCTTCCAGCGAAAGCCGTAAAGCTGCCCCGCCCGCGCTTCAAAAAACGCGATCAGCTCCGCCACATCATCCAAGGCACGCAGTCCCAGACCCGCATCATAGCGGCGGCGTGACTGTGCCCAGGGCGAATTGCGCTCCTCAAAGCCATTGGCCAGGGTCACGATCTCGGTCCGCCGCTCAGGCCCGCCAACCGAGCCGAAACTCAACCCCGAGGGAAATCTGACCTCGTGAAAATTCTGCTGCTGAGACATGACATCCTATCCGTTGCGCTGCCCCAGAGCGAGCATCCGCCCCATGCGGGCCGCAAGCTGGCTCTGAGAGCGTTGAAAAGACGGCAGATCGGGAGTGGAGACATTCATCACCACCTGCACCGGCCGCGCCCCGCCGCCGCCCGCCTGAACGCCCAGCCGCCCGTCCGGACCACGCGCCAGCGGCAAAATCGCCTCAGGGCCGGCCTCCCCCATTAGGCCGGTCACGCCACCGCGCATGGGAAAGCGCACCGGCCCGCTGACGATGCCGCCTTCGGCAAAGGGCATCACCCGCCCCTGGCTGAAGGGGGCCCCGTCGGCAAAGGGCATGATCCCCGACATCACACCGTTGAGTATGGCCCCCAGCCCCTGCCCCGCGGCCTGGCTCACCGGACGCATGGCGGTGTTGTAAACCGTCTGCGAGACCGCACTGCCAAGCCCGCGCAGCACATCGGTGAGTTTGGCCCCGTCAAAAACCAGCCCCTCAAAGGCCCGCCTCAACCCTGAGCCAAGCCCGGTCGACAGCTGCGTCACTTCACGCCCGCTGAAGACCATGCCCTCATTGAGCCGCTTCAGATCCCCCTCAAATCCCGCCGTTGCGCCACGCGCTTCACCCAGCGCGATTTCCAGCCGCTCAAGCTCTGCACTCAGGCTCTCCCGGTCCTGCATCGCCTCTCTCCTTTGTGTCGGGATAATCCGCCATCAGCGCCAGAAGCCCCGCCCGCGTCAGCGCCGAAGGCCCGGCCCCGCGGCCCAGCATCAGGCGCAGCTCCAGCGGCGTCAGCCGCCAGAACTCTTCAGGCCGCAGACCGGCGCCGCCCTGGGCAAGCGGCGCAAGCCCCGCGCGCAAAAGCCCCGCCCAGTCAAAACGCGCCCTGCTCATCAGCCCCCTCCGGCAGGCTGAAGGCCCGCGCCAGCAAAAGCCCCGCGACGCGCAAAGCCTCGCGCAGCCCGCCTTTAATCTCCGCCGCGCCCAGATCTTCCTCCGAGCCACGCCAGCCGCCCCCGCGCAGCCCCGCCAGCAGAACCGCCAGCACATCCCCCGCGCCAAAGCGGCCCTCTTCAAACCGCGCGATCAGCGCGATCAGCCCCTCACCCCGGTCCAGCCCCTGCAGGCTGCCCAGCGTCAGGCGGCAGGCGATCGCCTCCCCGTTGACGACCAGCGTCACCTCTCCGGCAAAAGGATTGGCCATCAGATCGCCGTGAAGCTCAAAGCCCCCGCCGAGGCGAGCGCGATCTGCCAGGTGGCCTCTCCGTTATGGGTGCCGGAATATTCCAGAGAGGTGATCTGAAACCGCCCCGCAATCAGCCCGAAATCCGGGATCACCACCTGAAAATCCGGGGTCTCTCCCGCAAAGAAGATCCCGCGCACCCGCTCATCCGTGGCCGCATCGCGAAAAACACCCGAGCCGGAAACAGAGGCGGATTTCACCCCCGCCCCGCCCAGAAGCTCACGCCAGCCGCCCTCTGAGGCAAGGCTCGTCACATCCACGCTTTCCGCGTTAAAGCTGATCCGTGTAGCGCGAAGCCCCGCCACGGTCTCAAACTGACCGTCATCTGACAGATCCACCTTCAGCAGCAGATCTTTGCCGTTCTGCACCGCCATTCTTGCCCCCTATCCCGTGACCGGGTCCAGCCGGACCCGAAATGTCAGATCAATGCGCCGGAGCGCGCCACCCTGCTGGCGGCTGGCTCTGGCGCGGTGAAACCAGACACCGCAGACCCGATGTCCCGCCACGCTCAGACCGCCCGCGCCCAGCGCTTCCGTGATTTCGCCCGCGATGATTTTGGCGTCGTGAAAGCCCGCCGCCCGGCTCAGAACCGAAAGCTCCAGCCGGTGCTCCGCGCCAGCGGCGCTGACGTCTGAGGCATCGCGTACCTCTTCCGCGCCGATCAGCACCCAGGTTTCCGGCGCGGCCCCCGCCGGCAGGGCATCGGCGATCAGAACATCCTCAAGGCCCGGCCAGGCGGTCAGACAGCCGTAAACCCCCGCCTGCAGGGCAGCCCCTGCCTGATAACTCACAGCGGCACCTCCTCTTTGACATGCGAGATGAGATAGCGCGCATCGCGCTCTGCCTCTGCGACGGCCAGGACCTGCCAGACCCGCCCGCCTTCGCGAAAGCGCTGCCCCGGTGCGGGGCGCTGCGGACTGCCGGGCAGAGCCGCCCGGGTGAGAATGCGCGCAAGGATTTCTCCCCGCGCCGCGCCCTCTCCCGGCTCCAAACGCCCGCTTCCCGGCGTGATCTCCGCCCAGAGATACCCCAGCCCCTCCCAGACCTTCGTAAGCCCCCCCGCCCCATCCGGGGCAAGCAGCAACTCCTCCAGGGCCAGACGGCGGCTCAGCCGCGGCGCCCTCATCTGCGGCCCCCGAAGCTGCGTACCACCCGCCACGGCTCCAAAAGCGCTGCCACGCCAAAGGGCATGGCGCTGACCGGGGCCAGACCTTCATGCCGGTGATCGTGATAAAGTGCCGCCAGCATCAGAACCGCCTGGCGCAGATCCGGCGGCAGCTGCGCAAAACTGCCAAAACCGGCGGTCAGGGCAATCTCAACCCGCCCGCCTTTGGGCAGCACCGGCAGCGTCAGATGCTGCCCCTCAAGCCGGGGGCGGTGCGCATCGGCCACCAGCCGCCAGCGCGCGCCATCAAGCACCGAAGACGCCCCGCCCGCATCAAACAGCTTCACCTCTGTGATGGCGCTGACCGGCGCGATCGGCAGCACCTGGGCCTCAGCGTCACTCCAGCCCGGCAGATCCAGGATAAAACTGCGCGAGATCAGCGCCTTATCCAACCGCCGCTCCACCGCCGCCAGCGCCGCCCGCAGCCAGCCGCGCAGCACGGCATCCTGGCCCCCCTCATCGGCAAATCCGCTGCCCAGCCGCAGCTGGTCTTTCAGCGCCGCCAGCGGCAGATCGCCGTCGGCCACTGGCGCAACCTCTCTCAGCCGCATATCGGCCCCTCCCCCTTCGATCCGCAGATCCGCGCGACCGACAGCAAGGGCCCCACCCGTGGCACCCATGCTGAACCGACCCTCCCTGCCGGCCGCGCGCCCCTCGCCGCCCCCCTTAAGAGGCTGCGAATTTCATCAGCTTGATGGCGCCGAAATCGCTCACATCACCGCCGACACGGCGGCTGGCGTAAAAGAGGACATGGGGCTTGGCCGAGAAGGGATCGCGCAGCACCCGCAGATCCGGGCGCTCTGCAATCGTATAGCCCGCGTGGAAATCCCCGAAGGCGATCGAATAGGAATTGGCCGAGATATCGGGCATGTCCTCGGCGATCAGCACCGGATAGCCCATCAGCCGCGCAGGCTCTCCGGCGGCCAGACTGTCAGACCACAGGAACCGCCCGTCGCTGTCCTTCATCTTGCGCACGGCCCCGGCGGTCTTTGAGTTCATCACAAAGGTCGCATTGGCGCGGTAGGCCGCGTTCAGCGCATAGACCAGATCGACAATCGCATTGGCCGGAGAGGTCGCGTTGAAATCCCCCGCCGTGCCGGTCGCCACATAGCCCAGCTTGCCCCATTCCCAGCTGCCCTGCGCCACCTTGGTATGCGCCAGAAAGCCCTTCGGCTTGCCCGAGCCGTCGCCGCTGACAAAGGCCAGCGCTTCCGCCCGCGAGAAGCGCTCAGCAATGCGGTCGGCAAGCCAGGTCTCGAGATCAAACGCGCTGTCATCAAGCAGCCGCTGGCTGGCCTTGGGCATGGCGGTCAGCTCATGCAGCGGAATGGCGATGCGCTCAATCGAGGCCGTGCCCGTGGCAGTGATCTCAGAGGCTTCCGTCACCCAGCCCGAGCCCACATCCCCGGTATCCACCAGCACCTCAAAGCTGCCCGCCTCAATCTGCACCACATTGGCCACACGGCGCAGCGACGAGGTCGCCCGCAGCACCGAGCGGATGGTGTCAGAGGTCTGCGGATCGACCAGATAGCCGCCCTCGGCATTGACGGCGGCGTTCAGCCCTTTGCCTTCCAGCACCAGGCCGCGCAGCCCTTCATCATCGCCGCCGCGCAGATAGGCATCAAAGGCCTTGCGGTGCGGCGCCTCTGGGCTTGCGGCCTGCGACAGGATCGGGCGCTGCGGCGCCACGGCGGATTTGCGTTCTGCCTGCATCATTCGGGTATCCGTCCTTTTCAGAATGTCTTTGACATCGGCCTGAAAGCCTTTGAGTTCAGTCACAAAACCATTGAGCGCAGAGGCAAACTGTGCGCTTTCGCCTGCACCGGTCGCGGTCATGGCGGCTCCTTCCTGAGGGTTAAGTTAATCGGGTCTGCTGCCCGCCAAGCTGCTGACGGGCCCCGGCCAGAAGCCCCGTCAGCCGCGCCAGATAAGGGATCAGATCCCCGGTCTTGGCCTCAATTCGGGCCTCACGCTGCATGGGAAAGGTGACCAGCGAGATCTCCCACAGATCGACCTCTGCCAGCAGGCGGCGCCCTTGGGCATCGCGCGAAGATTTCACCGTGCGGTAACCGATCGACAGCCCGTCCAGCGCTCCGGCCGCGATCAGCGCCTGAGCCTCACGCGCCCGCGCCACCTCCGGCAGCAGGCGGCCTGAGACGCGCAGCCCGCGGGCATCCTCCGCGATCTCCTCCCAGATCCCCACGGGCTGCGCCGGATCATGCTGCCAGAGCATCTTCACGCGACCGCCCGACCGCTCCATAGCGGCAAGTGAGGCCGCATAGGCCCCTGGCAGCACAATATCGCCCCCCTGATCGGCCCGCCCGAAGAGCGAGGCATAACCGCTGATGCGCCCCTCCTCACTGACGGCCAACCGGCCGCCCCCGGCCATGAACTTGCGTTCAAGCCGCAGATCATCCCCATCCATTCCGTGATCCTCCGTCATGGCAGCGCCGCCCGCAAAAGGGTCTCGGCGCCCTGGGCCAAAAGAAAAGCTGCCACCCCGCAAACCCCCAGCCAGATACGCTTTTCCAGCCGCTCCAGCGCGGCGTCGATCTGCAAAAGCCGCCGCTCCAGCGCACTCCAGCGCTCCTGCAAAACCCGCTCATTGGCCTCAATCCGGGCGCTGGCGGCATCAAAACTGTCGTAAAGAAACCGCGAGCCCGCCATCTCAGCCCCCGTCCGGCAAAGGCGGCAAACCAAGCGCCGCACGCTTTTCCGCAAGTGTCAAAAACTCCGCGCCGGAAACCCGCGCCCATTGCGCATCCCGCTCCGCAGAGAGAGCCGGAACCTGATCAAGATCGGGCCGCAGGCTGACCGCCGCCCCGCTGTGCGACGAAAGAAACTGCGCGAGCTCACTCAACACCCGCGTCGCCAGCGGCAGCACAGTCAGCCGGAAGAACGCGCGGTTTGCCTCCTGGTAGTTGGCATAGGTCGCATCCCCGGGAATCCCCAACAACATCGGCGGCACCCCGAAAGCCATGGCGATATCACGCGCCGCCGCCTCTCGGGTCTGATGAAACTCCATATCGGAGGGCGAGAACCCCATCGGCTTCCAATCGAGGCCCCCTTCCAGCAACATGGGCCGCCCGGCGTTGCGCGCACCCATGTGATGCGATTCGATCTCACCGGTCAGACGGTCATATTGCTCTGCCGTCAGCACGCCACTGCCGTCCGCGCCGCGGTAGATGATCGCGCCCGAAGGCCGCGCCGCATTGTCCAGCAGCGCCTTGGACCACCGACTTGCCGCGCCATGCACATCCATGGCCACCGCTGCCGCCCCAAGTGCAGAGTAGCCGTAATGATCATCCAGAGGATGAAATGCGCGGATGTGGCAAACAGGCTTCAAATCGCCGCTCAGATCAAAGCGGTGGCTGCGCCCGCCGACGTTATAATCGCAGGCCACCGGCCAGCCATCCGGCCCTGGCACCAGCGACATCCGCTCAGGACGCAGCGCGTAGAGTTCGCAAAGCCCGCCGCTTTGCGGATCGCAGACCGCCTCCACCCAGGCATTTCCGCTCAAAAGAAGATGCCCGCAGACCGCCTCAAGAAATTCGGCCCGACCCTGAAAGGCGTTGGGCCGGTCCAGCAGCGTCAGGATCGGGTGCGTGTCATAGCGCTGCGCCTCATCCTGAGCGATCAGAGGCAGGTTTCCGGCCGATTCTGCAATAATACGTATTGCTCGAAAGACTACAGGATTGCTCATATAGCCATTTCTGATCAAGGATGCGGAATCCCGCGCACTCCAGACCACCCGACCACTTCCCGCCCCCCGCGCAGCGACCCGCCCCGCTGCTGAGGCTTTGATCTCCGGACATGCGGCATCGGGCGGAGCGTTCCGCCTGCGAAATCCAAACATGGATTGTCTCCTTTGAGAAAGTTCAGAGCCCGCGGATGCCCGGACGCCCCTGCCCCGCTGCCGGACGGATCATCAGCTCATGCAAGGCCCAGACCAGCGCATCGACGCGGTCGGGCGAACCGCGCCCCTGATAGCCCTGCAGGCTCATCCGGCACATCTGATCCTCAAGCCCCGCAAGCCCGCGCAGATGCTGAACGCGGCCCTGCTCGTAAAGCGCAGCCACCGGCTCAGCCCGGGCGACCTTGCCCCGGCTGGCACGCACCGCTTTCACCGGGATCGCCCCGTCTAGTGAGCGGATCAGATCGCTCACCAGATCGCCGCCCTGATTAACCTCGGCCACCAGGGCATCCGCATCGTGACGGGTGAAGGCCGCAATCGCAGCGCGCGCCCAACCCTCGGGGCTGGCGCCGGCCAGGGTGGCATCTTCCAGTACCACCGCGCGCCACGACTGCGGCGGGCCCTGCATCACCACGCCCGCGACAATAATCCCGCATTCATCCGAAGAACCGCCCCCCGTGACCGGCGGATCGATGGCCACCACCACCCGGTCAAAGACGGGCGCCACATCGACCCGCGCCGCCTCCAGCCCCGCTAAGGTCCAGAGTGCGCCTTCGGCATCCTCCAGCAATTCGCCATCAAGTTCCTGGCGGCCAAGCCGGGTTCCGGCATAACGCGCCCGAACTTCCGCGAGGAACGAGGTTGCCAGATGGGCACGGTTTGCCTCAGTCGGCGCATGGGTCAGCACGGTCGAGGGGTTGCGCAACACCGCCTTCAGCACCGCAACATTCTGCGGCGTAGTCGTCACCACCTGCTGCGGCAGATCGCCCAGACGCAGCGCAAACTGCAGCATATCCCAGGCCTGATCCCCCTTCTTCCATTTCGCCAACTCGTCTGACCAGGCCGCATCAAACTGCGGCCCGCGCAGGCTGTCGGGCTCATGCGCCGAGAAAACCTCAGCCACGGCTCCATTGGGCCATTCCAGCCGCCGCCGCCCGGCCTGCCATTCCGGCCTGCGGTCGGGCGGAGAGCAGGCCAAAATCCCGCTTTCGCCGAAGATCATCACCTCACGCACCTGATCGAGCGTCTCGCCCACCAGGGCCACCCGCCGCGCGCGGCCCTTATCACCCGGCCGCGCACCTTCCACCTGGGCGCGCACCCATTCGGCCCCGGCGCGGGTCTTACCCGCACCGCGCCCGCCCGTGATCACCCAGGTCCGCCAGTCGCCCTCTGGCGGCAGCTGATGCGGCAGCGCCCAGAAGTCAAAGACCCAGGGGAGTGCCGCCAAAGCAGCATCGCTCAGACCGTTTAAAAATTCGTCAATCACCTCCGGCGTGGCGGAGGCGAGCCAGGCGGCGCCCGATTTCAT